ATACCGGCCTCGGTAACTGCACGATCATGAGCGGACTCGTTTGGAGCTGGGCCAAGAAGCAGAAGGTGAACTGCGACTTGGCCAACAACGGGGACGACTGCGTGGTCATCATGGAGCGCTCAGACTTGAGAAGGTTCGAACTGGAAGCCATGAGGGCATGGTTCCTGCGGATGGGGTTTACGATGAAGGTCGAGAGCCCGGTGTTTGTGCTTGAGCAGATTGAGTTCTGCCAATCCCACCCCCTGCTGATTGACGGCCACTGGTTGATGGTCAGGAAACACAGGCACGCCATGGCTAAGGACTGCATGTCCATTAAGCCTTTGGATACGCCGGGAGTGTTTGACAAGTGGAGGTTGGCCGTCGGTCAGGCTGGCATGGCCCTTACGGGGGGCGTGCCAGTACAGCAGGAGTTCTACGCGGCGATGATGCGTGGAGCTAAGGGTGAGCAGCTCCGCAATGACGGGACCCTGGAAACAGGGTTCATGCGGTTTGCTCGGGGAATGGAGCGCAGCTTCGGAGCGATCGATGCCCACAGCCGGTTTAGTTACTGGCTGGCTTTCGGGGTCACTCCCGATGAGCAGGAGGCATTGGAAGTCGTTTACCAGGGTATCCACCCCATTTGGAGCCCACCACCCGTGATGAACGATCTCCCAAATCGTTCTGAGTTCATGTTGTAGTGCTTCCCCCAGCACTTCATTTATTAACCGGCAAAATGGCAAAGAATAATACAAAGAAAGGGTCTAAGAAGGGTAAGAATGTGGGGCGTAGTGCTACTCGCACTTATTCTGGCGGTGTTAATTCTGTCAACCGTCAGCCAACTGCTAGAATGGCTGCTATGATTGCTTATGACAATATGATTCGTGATCCATGTGGTGCAGCATTTGCTGCTGCCCCATACGGTGGTACTGAGTCTGGTTATCTGGCAAGAACTGTGGACACTTTTCAGCCCTCGCAGAATGCGTCTTTGACTGGTCTGGTTACTGGCCAGACTTACCCATCGACCTACATTTTGCAATACACACCTTCTTCTTATGGGCTTAATACTGGGATTACAACCGGGGCGTCGAGTAGTTCTACTGGCG